ATGATATCTGCAATATTAACGTATCTTAGAAAAGAACGTGGTCTAACTCAAGAAGAATTAGCGGATGAATTAAATATAAGTCGTTCTGGGTATGCTCATTATGAAGCTGGCAAACGTAAGCCGTCTGTAGATATTTTAATAATCATTGCTGATTATTACGAAACAAGCATTGATTATCTTCTTGGTAGAACATACGTTAGAAATCCATACCCAAAACACTCTAAAGACCGAAATTATTAAAGTTTCTGGTCTTTTTATTTATTGTTCGTATATCCATCCTTAACATTATTTTTATTTATATACTTGCATTTTTTCATATCTTCAACTATATATTCATCTAATATCTCACTAATTTTTAAAACTTCAGGAGAATCTCTTCCATAAATTTCAATTGATTTATTCAATTTTTTCTTTAAATCCTCTATTTCTTTTCTCATGTTTTCCCCCATAGGAGGTTGGCCAACCTAATTTCCTGTACAAGATAATTATATCAGAAAAAACTGTGACTGCGAGGCATGTTTTAGACAAATTTTGCAAATTTTTCTTGTATTATCTTGTTGTTTTTTATCTTAATTTGTTGTATAAAATAATTAAATGTCAATTTTTAATACGAAGGTGAAGGATGAATATAATAGCTAAAGAAAGAACTAAACAGGAAATTAGTCAGTCGGAATTAGCTAGAAGATGTAACTTTAATGCAAGTTATATTTCGAAAATAGAAAGTGGCAAAAAAATACCTTCTCCAAAAGCAATAAAAATACTATCTAATGCTCTTGATATATGTCCTGTTAGAGTTTATATATTTTTTTATTTAAATAATGATTGTAAGATGTTAGAAAACAATGATATGCATTGTCATATTTATAGTTGTACTAAATGCTTAAAAAAGAATGATAGACAATCTAAAGAATAGGACCAAGATAAATAATTCTTGGTCTTTTACATTAAATAAACTGAACAAATAAAAACTATGGCCATAAGCTGTATAAAGTAATCTTCTCCACCTCTAGTTTTTATTTTCTTTAGTCCATAATATTTTCGACTCCAAGGATAAAGATATGGTGTTCCCATCTTGGTAAAGCTATCAGCTATTAAATGTAATCCATAATTAATAAACCACACTAAAGCAATATTAAAATTAAATATACTTATAAAAGCTGTACTTATAGTTAAAAATAATAATGAATGAGTTATAGTTCTATGTTTTAATCCTAAATAAAAGTCCCAATCTGGAACAACGCTTCCTAATACTCCTACTATGCTTGTTGGTTCTTTTAGTATTATTGGAATTGTAGCTGCTAATCCTAGAGCTACATGAGTTCTTTTCATCATAAGATCACCTACTTATTATATATTTTAACTCTTAGTAGGTGTTTTATTCTAAATAAAAAAGAAAGCTAAAACATAAAGTAATAGCTTTCTAAAATCAATTATGCAATTATTTTTTGTACTATAGCTAAATCTCTTCTACTTATATCTTTTGCTTTTAGCATAGTATATATAGCATGTGCATCATTCTTAAATTTTTTCTTAGGATATTGATTAACATTTCTACTTAAGTACTCTCTAATAGCTGCTATTTGTTCTCTAGTAAGTTCTTCTAGAATTAAATTTGTCGTGAAAATTCTTATATACATAGTTATAAGATTCTTCAATCTTTAATGATCTTGTCTTTTTTTAGTTCATCTGCTCTACCACCATTTCTGCTGAAATATTTTTAACTGGTAGTGCTCTTAATTTTAATGTTCCCCAGTTTGTGAATAATTTTATTGCTATTGGCAATATTAATAATATGATTATTGTTGACATAACATCAACCTCCTCTTTTAGTTTTGCATATCGCTTAAGCGTTGGTTGTGGGTATTGATTTATCTTAAGTAATATGTATCTTAAAATGTAGGATAAAATGTTGTGTTAGCTATAGGGTTAGTTGTAGGGGAATATATGTGTCCCCTATAAACTAACTTTTTTAATTGTTGTGATTACTATATTTCAAGAACTCAATAAAATAGAGAGTATGCTGTAATAAATAAAATTTAAAATAAAAAGGATTGCAGATTATTGTAGTATAAATCTGTATATATTACATCAAAATTGGACGAGTTATATCTAACACCATTTAGGCTTGGTCGAGATATTATGACAATAGGAAAAGTTCCATAGCATTGTTTTTGAAGTGTTCCTTCTTTATATAATTTCTCATAAAGTTGCATTTTTATATTAGAAGTGTAATGAGTGTAGTCTACTTCTAATATAATAAAATATAGATTATTTTCATATATAAATTCTATATAGGCGTCAGGTCTAATTAAACCTTTAAGATATTGTGGCTGTATTTTAATTGTTTTTATTTCTGCGCCTTCTTTTTTTATTACCTTTAGAAAGTCATATACAAGTAATTCATGGTCTTTAAGTTTCTTTTCTTGATAATACACTTTTTCTCTTGAAAATTGACTTATATAACTCTTTAATAATTCCATATCTTCTAGTTGCTTAAGCCTTCTTCTGCAACTCTCATAAGTTCCATTAAATAATAATTCTGTTGCTTGAGTTACTGAAATAGCTTTATAATCTTCTATCCATTTTAAGACTTGCCTATCCCTATTTGTTAGCATTTTCAACCTCCTGTAGACTTATTACACCTTTACGTTTCCTTTGCTTTTGTACAGGCTTAATATCTTCTATAGGTACATCTATAATAGTTGGAGCTTCTATCATTAGTATTTGCCCATTTTCCTTTTTTACATTTAATATTTGTTGCTTTTCTTCTTTGGTTGGAATCCTAATTTCAGGAACATATTTATTTAATATAACAAAATCATCATCTATATAAGGCACTTTAATATTTATTTCACCATTAGATCCACAAACAATGCACTCACCTTTTTTAAGATGCATAGCATTATTAGAATTAATTACATTTTGAGAATCTATAATTGAATTTTGATGAAACGTAACTCTAGTCATTTGTGATTTTACATCTGTATTTAAATTGGTTGCTGTAGTCCTTTGTAATGCTCCAATTAAATGTACACCTACACTTCGTCCTGCTTTAACTACTTGCCACAATTCTTCCCATACTGGTAATTCCATTAGTTCTGACATTTCTTCACAAACTAAGATTACTCTTTTCATTTTTTTATTTTTAAAATGCTTGTTCCATTGATTTATATTTCTTATACCATGTGCTTTAAACAGATTACTTCTATCATCTATTTTCTTTTTAACCTTATTTATTGCTATCAATAATTCATTGCAATTATAAGCCACCATTTTTACTGGCAAACAATCTTCAAATGAACTTATCTCTCCCTTTATTAGTTGAGTAAGATATAATTCTATATTCTTAGAGCTGTTATATATTAAGTTTGTTAATATGCTTGATAATAACATTGACTTTCCATAACCTGTTGCTCCTGCTATTAATAACATTGGATGTTCATCTAAATTTAAAAAATATGGTTGTCCTTTATAATCTCTTCCTATATAAAGTTGATTTTCTTTACATTTAACTGGTTCAAAATAGAACTTAGCAATGTCTTTGTTAATCGCATATAGCTTTATATCATTATTAAATTTATCCTTTTCTATATTAATTATTGAATTTAAATTACACTCTAATATATTTAATTTACTTTCTAAATGCTCTATACTTAAGCCCTTAACATTGTTCAAATGAGCTATATATCCATAATTTGTTGTTTCAAGCTTATATATACTAAATGTTTCATCTTGCCTGTTTCTAATTCCTGTAGCGTTCATTATTTCATTAAAATCATTCTTAAACTTTCTCTCATCTGCTGTATTTAGATAGTTATATATATAAGTACCTGCTATAGCTAATCCTAGTTCAACAAACATTAGCTTTTCGCCTTCTTGCTAATTGCTGTTGTTATAACCATTAATATTGTTCCTCCGTATAATATAAAACCTTCAAAAGATCCAAATCCAAAAGCTGAACCTAATGACTTGCAATTACTATAAATATAGTTAAATAATCTAATATCTAAATCAAACATATCTATTCTCCTTTCTTAAATATTTTTCTGGATAATATATTTCTCCCAAAGTTTGTTTAATTTCATCTCCTCTGTCCTCCATCTCAAACAATCTTTTATATAATTCTAATTCTTTTTTAGAAGTAGTTTTAAAACTAATCCTTATTACTAAAGCTTGGCTCATTTTTAAACTCCTTTTTGTTAATTCTATACTCTATACTATGCAGGAACTTTATTAAACTTTCCTAAAATTTAATAAAATATATAAAAAAATAAGAGTAGGTTTATTCCCTACTCTTAAGCATTTTTTCATATATTAACTGTTTTAGATAAGAACTTTTGCCAATTACCTTACTATTTTCTGCTAAAAAACTGTACAATTCCATATCCAGTTCATTTTCCTTATTAAATGTAGCTTCTGCTTTTTCATATTCATATTTCCCTACTTTTTTAGTCACCAAACCACCTCTAAGAATAATATTACCATATAATGTTAATAATTTCTATGAGGTGATAATATTGCATAAAAGTTTTATTAGAATGGATTTATGTATTTGCTTATTTGGGGTAAGCATTTTTATTTTATGTCTGTCCATAATTTGACAAAATATTTTTAAAATGTAATAATTTGATAAAGAAATATCTAGAGGTGATAAATATGAAAAAAAGATTAATTAAACTTTTTAGTGGATTGTTGTTAGGAATAAGTCTATTTAGCATTCCTGCTTCTGCTGCTGAATGGGAAACTAATTGGGATTTAAGACAAAGAAATAAAAATACAGGTTCTAGTATTATAAGTAATACTATATATATTTCAAATCCACAAACAGTAAATGCCAATTCTTCTCAATGGGGATTTCGTTCTCCCTACTGGTGCTTAGCTACACCTGATTTTCATCAAGGTTATTGTAATGTTTGGGCTAATATAAATGGAACTTGGTACTATATAAATACAGATGGTAATATGGTAGTAAATCATGTGATTCATAATTCAGATAATAATAAGGAATATTATATAAATAAAGATGGTTCTATGCTAACTAACGGATATTATATAGACTATTATAGTAATAACCAAGCTAAGTATCATGCAGATGAAAATGGAGTTTTAACTTTAGTTAAATAAAAATAAAGCAGTAAGTAAGATTAATTTCTTTACCTACTGCTTTTATTAATGCATATTATCACTAGTTTTGGTCAATGATTTTAATATAAGAGAAAGATACCTCTAAATCTCCTGTTATCTTTTTCTTTGTAATTTCCTCTTAAGATTATATCGCATATAAAAATAAGAGTAGTACAGAGAATTTAATCTCAATACTACCCTTATTTTTTGTTTTCTAACTTTATGTGTAATTTAGCCACATATATTATATACTATTTCATAGAATAAAACCAATTACCTAAAATATTGACTTCTATACTACAACTTATATAACACTAGAACCTGTGTCATACTATTAATATATCTATTTTGCAATTAATTGTTCCTTAATATTAATTATTCTATACATTACATGTATAATCTCCATTTAAAAACATAGCTGCTTCTTTAGTTCTACGTCTGTAAAGTCCTTCTATTCTTTTACCGCCCCCATTAGACCAAGTTTGAAAGTTAGAAGTAATAGTATCTTTATCTCTTATTCCACTACATACATTTCTATATAATGTTGAACCTAGAAGTCCTACTGTTCCACAATTATATGCAAAGCTTACTAATGCATCAAACTCATGTTGCTTTAAAGTTATTTTTTTAGAATCTAAATCATCTTTTATAGCCTTAGCATATTTATTATTAACAACTTTTTTTAATAATGCAGCTGCTTCAGGTTCAGAAATTTGTTCTGGAAGATTTTTTATTTCATCTCCTGTTAATCCGTAACCTTGTGTTAAAACGCCAACACAATCATAATATTTTTTTCCTTCTTTTATAAAACCTTCCCAAGACTTAATAAAATCTATTCCTTTAGAACTTACTAAACTATCTTCTATCCATGCACCAGAAGCATTAAAGCTGTATTCTTTTCCATCTATTACTTTAGTACAGTTACCAAACATCTCACCCTTAAATCCATTACTAACAGGATTTAAGTAATACCATTTATTCTTTTCTTTAAGCCACCCTGTTTGCATAGCTCCACTTTCATCTAAATAGTACCATCTTCCATCTTTATCTTTTATCCACCCTACTTGCATTACTCCTTCATCATTTAAATAGTACCAAGTTCCATTATCTTGATACCAGCCTTTAGTAATAGTTCCGTCTTGATTTTCAACACACCATTTCCATTGTGACATATACATTCCTCCTTCTTATATTAAAAGAAAAAAGGTAGCTAAAAACGCTACCTCTATTATTCATTATTTTTTCTATCCTTGCTAAAATAAAAAGCTATAATCATAGTATATATAGTTATAAACTCAGTACTTAACCTATTGGTAAATGCAAGTACTGCAAAAACTATAGTCATAATTACAGCTATAAGCCATCTTGCACTAGTTACTTTAATTAATAATCTATCCATATTAATCACTCCTATTTTTCAATTTTTAGTTTAATTTCTTTAACATCCTCTTTTATGTCCTCAACAACATTAAATTTATCTGTCATTTTATTTAATAAATCCTGATACTTCAACTCTCTCTCTTGATACTTTAATTCTCTATCCCCTGTAGTTTTTAAGACATACATTAATAGAAAAACAAATAGTGCATATCCTAGTCCTTGACTTAATGCTGCTCTTATTAATTCATCCATATAACACCTTCCTTAATTTTGTATATAAGAAAAGGCACCTACATTAAGTAAGTGCCTTTTATAAATTTTATCTATAATTTTATTCCACTACAAGAACTGGTATTTTTATTATAACTTTTCCTAATGGGGGAATATCTCCAACATTAACTATAATATTTTTAGCTGTTGAATTTGAATCAACTGTTCCTTGAGTTGTTGTTACTTCACTAGTTATAAATTGAATATGATTGGGTGCACTATCATTAATAACTACTGATTTAGCAGTTTTATCACTTGTGTTAGTAACTTCTATTGTATACATAAAATTATCTCCTACATATACAGAATCTACATCTGCTGTTTTTACAACTTTTAATTGTGCCTCTGTAACTCCCTTAAATATTATAGATACTTGACCACTAGCATTATTAGTATTATCGCCTTTGGCATAAGCAGTGTTAATTATATACTCTTGTTCTGGATCTGTTGGTTTAGGTTCAGTATCTTCTTTTGTAACTGTAACTATACAATCAGTTTTTATATCTGTTCCTTTAATTTGTACTGTTATTTTTGCTTGTCCTTCTTTTATAGCTTTAACATTTCCATTAGAATCTACTGTCGCAACTGTTTCATCTGAGCTTGACCAATCTATATCTACAGCTGATGGAGTTGTTGTTTCTGTTAACTTATCTGAACTACCCTCTTTTAGACTTAATGATGATTTATCTAATGTTATTGATTCATTAAGATTTATTAAATATCCAGTGTCATCTATATCTATAGCATCTAAATTATACCAATAACCATAGTTAGTTATTTTTACAATATGATTTTCTAAAGAATATGTACCTTCAAATAATAGAACACAGTCTGTTTGACTTCCTAAAGCTGTGCTAACTTTAGTATCAACACCATCTACAGAAATAATTATATTATCACTATTCATACTCGCATATTGAGATAATATTCGTAATTTTGAGCCATAAAATGCAAATGTTGCAGAATCATTAACGTTCATTGTACAATGATCAGTGCTTGCATATTTATTTGATGATGTATCTCTATTAGACCAGTCTCCATTATATTGTATTTTAGAATTTCTATCATCATATCTTTTCCAACCTTTTTCTGGATTTAAAATCTTATCTCCAATATTTCCACTATTTTCACTGGTATTATTTAAATTTTCAATTCCTAACACTGCTTCATCAGTTGCTGCATTAGCTGTAATTCCATTTTGAAAGGCTCCAACTCCAATAACGGTTAATACCATTACAAACATTATAAGTATCTTTTTAAAACAATTTTTCAT